CATGATGGTCGTGATAATCATCACACCTGTCAACTCATAGGTCATAATGATACAGAAGAACAAATAAGAGGTTTTAAACTTGTCGCTAATAGTGGAAACATTACTGCTTATAATATTAAAATATGGGGGTTAATTAATTCATAATGAAAAAGATAATTAATGGCGAAGTTTTTGAAATGACTGCTGAAGAAATTTCACAAAGAGAAATTGAAGTACAAGAATGGAATAGTAAATCAGCAGAAAGAAAACTTGCTCAAATAAAAAATATTCGTTTGAATAAATTAAAGGAAACAGATTATCTTGGTTTATCAGATACAACTTTATCAGTAGCTATGTCTAACTATAGACAATCATTAAGAGATATTCCACAGAATAACACAACAGAAGAACAATACGATTTAATTCTCGCAAGAGATGAAGATGGACAATTAACAAATGAAATATGGAGTAAACCCTAATGTCTGACCTTTGCGAATGTGGAGTTTTAAAAGCTAAATGCACACACCCTAATTGTTCTGATGCTGAATGTCCAGCTTGTAACCAGACACCTTGTCAATGTGATGAATCTTGTGAATCTTGTGGAGCTTAAATGAATAAGGAATATTTACCTCTTATTATGACAGTATTGGCACTTGGGGTTGTCGTGTGGCTGTTAAGCCAAAGTGCTTGATTGGTTTGATAAGTTTGCAATAGCAATCGCTATTCTTTCAATTTTAATCTTTTTAGCTGGAACAGTATGGTAAGCCTCTCGGATAAAACGAGTGTGTCCATGCCTGTTAGAAATCTTTTGGGATTATTGGCAGCGGTTTCGGTTGGAATATTCGCCTGGTCAGATCTAACACAACGCATCACAGAATTAGAAACAGCCAAGCAGTTAATGGAAGCTGATCTTTTAAAAGCAGCTGATCAAAAAGTAATCGACCAGGAGCAGACAATGCTGGTGGAATGGTTGGCAAAAAACCAGGAGGGTATTCAGGCTGAAATGGAATCAATGATGTCAAATCGAGTAAATATCGATTTCCTAAAAGAGCAAGTTAATACCTTACAAAATAAAGTAGAAAAGCTCCAGGACAAAGTTAGGGAAAATGGAAATAATTAATGACAGAAATAGTTATAGGATTGCTCATGTTTATAGGAGTGGAACTCAAGGAACATACTTATTATGAAAGTCTTTCCTCATGCTTAGAAGCTAAAAGAATATCTGAAAGAAACATGGGGGATAATGCTCCACGATTAGCTTGTAAGCCAGTTAATGCAATTACAGAAATATGGAAAGAAGATGGCAAGAAACACATTATTAAGATCATTGATGATTAGTCTAGCTGTGTTTTCTGTATGGGGATGCACTCCAATGCTAATGAATAAATTTGATGTCAGACCATCCAAAACCACAGTTACATACGGCAACACATCAACAACAAATGATACAATTAAGGATGCAAAGAATGATTCAACAACAACGGCAGATTCCAATAAGCAATCCTGGAATATTAAACAGGAGTTTGTCTGGGGGAGAGAGAAATGAACGGATTTAAAGTTTCCTTTGCGATCATAGCTTTTGTGCTTGTCCAGGGGGTGGCAGTTATTTGGTATGTTTCAAAGTTAGACAGTAAAGTTAATATTTTATATTCAACCTTTGAGGAAGATAACCAAAGAGATGTTATTGAGAACCAAGTAAAGATGAAAATGGACTTGGAGAATATTATTTCTGAGGTTGGGGAGTTAAAGAAAGTTGTAAAAAAACTTCGTAATAAAGATGATCTGATACAAAAAACTAACAAAAAAATAATAAAGCAGCACGATCGTTTGTTTGAATTAATAGAAGGAAACAGTTCCAGTAGGTCTTATTCCTATGGAGATTAGCAATAATGAAAACAGTTTTTTTACTGCTGATGCTGATGTCATCTCCTAACCAACCAAGCATAAAATACAATGGTGTATTGTATATTACAGAAGTTGAATGTGAATCAGCAAGAGCTGATTATATGGATGCCTATGAAAATAAGAAAGAGGAATATAAAAATACTATAGTAACGGAAGCATTCTGTGTTCCCTTTGATGCTTTTCCAATAGTAAAAACCAAAGGAATAGGAGCTTGATATGCCTGATTCCTGGGAACAACAACTTGCAGCATTACAAACAGATATAAAGCACATACTTAATAGCCAGGAGATCATGCAAAAACAAATAAGAGATCTGCAAAAATTCAGTTCTATGGGAGCTGGTGGCTTAAAAGTATTGGTAGTGGTAGGAGTTGTTCTTGGTATCATTGCTAAATGGATGGGTTTGTTTGACTAGTTTTGTCTTATGAAAAAATTGCCAAGGGGATGCAATCAGAATTTATTGCAGCTGCATGGTTAGTTCAAAATAATTATACGATCTATTGGAGATCACAAGATAATGATGTCATTGATTTTTTGGCAGTTCATAGAGTTACAGGAAAATGTTTAAAAATAGATGTCAAAACAGCATCAATTAGAAATACTTGGAAACCAGGTACAATAATTTCAAGGCAACTAAGTAAGTATCAAAAACAATTAGGAGTAAAAATTTTATATGTCTACAAAGACGGGAGCTGCAAGTTTAAATGATGTTAAGGATAGAATTAGATCCCATGAGGGATTTGAAATAAAACCTTATGTTGATACCCTGGGGTATCTCACAGGGGGAGTAGGACATAAGATTCTGCCATCAGAAGAAGTACCAAAGACAGAAGCGGGATGGCTCAAACTTTATGACCAGGATTTTGACAAAGCTGTTACAGCTGCGGATGAAATAACACCAGATCACATCCACCCAATTGCATTCGGTATTTGTGTGGAGATGATTTTTCAATTGGGAAAACAAGGCTGTATGAATTTTAAAAAAATGCATAAAGCCATTGCTAACCAGGACTATCAGGAGATGGCAAATCAAATGTTAAGTTCCAAGTGGCATAAACAAACGAAAGCAAGATGTGAAAATCTTGCAAACTTAGCGAGGAGTATATGAATAAATTAATGGAAATGTGGAGTAGCCTAAAGCCATCATTAAAAATATTTTTAGTGGTAGCTGCTTGTATTCTTATTTTTGCTTTAATTAACAATATGTTTAATTAAAATGTGGCAATTACTTTTGAAGCCCCTAATCGGAGTAGTATCTCAAAGTGTTGGGGGTTTCGTTGAAACTAAAAAATTAAAAGCCGAGCAGAAACTTACAAAGATCAAGGCTGATACAAAACTGATGGAAGATCAGATTGCTGGTACTGTAGCCTGGGAAGCATCAGCTGTAGATCAAATGAAAGGAAGCTGGAAAGATGAGCTAATTTTAATTTGCCTACTTGCTCCAGCAACATTAGTTTTTTTTCCTGGAATGACCGATCATATTCATGCTGGATTTGTTGCCCTACAATCTTTGCCTGATTACTACAAACATTTACTTTATATTGCTTGTTCAGCAAGTTTTGGAATTAAGGGAGCTAAAGGAGCAATTGGCTTATTTTCAAAGAAAAAGCCAAAATAAAAGCCTCATATTTGACCATACAAGGCTTTTAAAGGGTGGAGTGGTATGATTGTAACCCCCTAGTTAGAGGGGGATTCATTAATTATTTGTTCTATATTTTTAACTTCTATATTTTGCCAATTTGAGATCTCTTTTATTTCGACTAAATATTCTTTGTTAGTTTTTGGATCTTTCCAGCTAGAAAAAACTGATCCAGCCATTAACCCTGGCGATCCAGCCTGGCATTTTTTAACAAGATTATTTTGATTGCTTATTTGTTTCATTTTCTTACCACCCCCTTTCATATATAATATAAGCATTAAATGCTAATATACAATTAACTATACTTATAAACTTCCGATATAGAGATGGGATTAGTTAAAGACTTCCATCTTCTGTAAGTGGAGAGGTAAGCATCAATATAAACTTTATCTTTTTTCTTATTAATTCTTCTCACAGATATTCTCTGATACCCTGTAATAAATTTTCTATAATATCCATTATCTCCAATTTTAATTTGTCCTGGTTTTACTTGTTCCAGGTATAATTTAGCTCTCCAATTTTCTTCCATTTTTTGATCTCCTTTTTATTGTCCAAATTGTTTTGTCTTTACCGATTGTAAATTTTCCAGATATAACAGCCGCAATCTTTTTAAGATCTTGCAGCTGCTTCTTGTTTAATTTTTCTTTTTTTTTCTTAACCATTTGAAAAAGCCTGGTTAATATCTAACCTATCTTTTTTAACATCTTCCCAGGTAGTATTATAAAGATTACTCATTTTATCATCCTCATGTCCTAACTGATTTTTTAATCTATCAGAGTTATGACCAGCAGATTTTCTCCTGGAATTATTATGTCTGCGATATTGATGAGGACTAAACATATCTGGATCTAAACCAAACTCCTTAACATTATCCTTAATGGATCGATTAATAACATTAGAAGAATTTTTATAATTCCCGTTCATTGCTGGAAATAAAATTCCTTTGGGATTTGTTATCTCTTTGTTTTTAAGATAAGCCAACCATTCCTGGATGCCCTGGACTAATCGATCTGTGAGAGCAACCAATCTTTCAGACTTATCTGTTTTAGTCATCTCAATATTTCCCGTTTTGGCACATAAAGATTTATTAACATCAACAGCTTTTTTTTCTAAATTCACATCAGCAATGTCTGTTGCTAAAACTTCACATCCTCTTTTGCCCGTATGAGCTGAATAAAGATTATAAATATAATCAAATTTAGAAGTAAAATCTTTTCTAGGGCAGCTGTTAGATCCTTTGTTTTTTCTTTGCTCCAGGTAATCCAGGAAAGAATCAACATCTTGTTTTGTAGGAGCTTTCTTTTTAACTACTCTTTGTTTTGATTGATGGTTAGATCTATCAACCATAGTACAAGGATTTATTTTCATCCCATAATTTTTAACAACAGCTAACTTACAAGCAGCCTCAAATTTTGCCCAGCATTTAGAATTTAAATTTTTATTTAATTCTTTGGCAAATAAAGCTGAAATTTCATCCGCTATTTCTGGAGTTATTTGGCTGCATTTATAATCAGCAATTTTTTTATTTCTAACTTTTAATTGATGATTGCTATCTCCCCTAATAACTTCCAGGAAATTAAGATAATCGTTATAAGTTCTTTCCCTTAATCCCGTTGTTGGATCTGCCTGATGCAGCTCCCATTTGTTTTTAAAAACTTCTTGCAATGAATTTAAAGCCATCCCAAAAGGTTTATCTTCCGCAGTATAGTTACCATCATCAAAAGATCTCTCTAGTTCTTTTTGTAACTTTTCTGCTTTGGCATAAGCAGCAGCTTCGGAAACTTTAGCCGAAATACTAACTTGTTTTTTCTTTCTTTTATTAGTTATAGGGCAATCATACCAAAAAATAACAAACTTGCCGCTAGTAAATATTTCTCCCATTATTTTACCTCCTTTGGATATAATATTTCAGTTCCTTTAATGATGTACATAAGTTTATCATTATAGCTC